GCACCTACGTCTGTATTAGCTTTAACCGGAATCCAATTTTGCCATTTCTCTTGGCTTTGACCATCCCTAGCATCAACGGTATTCTGTATTGTATAAGGTAGACTGTCAGTATTTTGTGAATCAACATATGCTTTAATGCTTTCTGAAGTAGCAATTGTAGTAGCACTAGCATCACTCATATTGTCAGTATCATTAATTGTTACCTCTTGTGGTGCAGCAGCACTACCAGATGTATTACCTAATACTTTTAAATTAGCTACATTTTCTATCTTAGCTTTAGTTACATTGGAATCCGCAATCTTAGCAGTAGTTACATTTGAATCCAAAATCTTAGCAGTAGTAACAGCATTATCTGCAATCTTAGCAGTAGTTACGTTTGAGTTAAGTATACGGGCAGTAGTAACACCATCATCTTTTACAAACAATTTACCGGATCCATTGATACCGACTGAGCTATCGTCAACAGCATTTGTGTTGAACTCAGCATCATCAACGATGTCATTTAAATTAGTAGATGTAACTTGTCCGCTATCTGCATAAGGGACTGCTACATTAATTACTCCATCTCCTCTAGGTGTTGTCATATTAGTCTGCTTTTTCTATTGTTCTGAATGATTCAATACCATCCGTTTTGATTGCCCGAAGTCTAGGTCTTCCAGATGTGTTGTCAATTGTAAATTGTACACCATATGCTCTAGGATTTCCTAATCTTCCTCTTATTGAAACATCACTACTAGTACCTAGTGCGGATCCACCGTTAAATGTACTCAATGTTCCTACAGTTATATTTCTATCAAGGTTCTCTAATTCTGCACTTATATTAAAATCAGAAGTTCTGTCCGGTGATGATTCAACGTGCATCTCAAATGACTTCCACTTCTTTCTGTCAAGTGTACCTAATGTAAATTGTCTAGTAGTAGCAGAACCCTTAACCTCTATTTGTTCTGTAGCACCACCTACTGTAGTAACTACTGTGTCATATCCATCTACTCTGGATTCTATTTGATTAATTGCACCTAATTCATTTGTAATATAAACACCACGAGTATCACCCTCGCCAGCAACAAACATATTTGTTATATGGAAATCAGCACTGTTAACTGTATCAATGGATTCCCATTTTTGGTTTAAAAAATTATAAACAATGATTGCATTATTCCTAGTAGATGAATCTAATGGTAATGCTAGGTAATACCTATTATCAAAGTATGCCGACTGAGCCTTATATGCATTAGCTTTATTAATTCTATTAATTGTTTTCTGTATTGATTCACTCAAGGGAATCTCAAGTCCACGTAATTTATAGTCCTCAATGAAACCAATAGCGTACACACCATTGTCCGAAAGAAATATTATTTGATTACCTACTTGTTCGATAGAGTTCTTGGCTATTAATCCTACCTCTTCTGTTAGAAGTTTACTACTAGCTTCTTTTATTATTTCGGTACCTTCAACCATATGAATACTGTTTCTATTAAACACTATCAGTGTATCTTCTGAGAAGGAGTGAAAGCCCATTATTCTATCGGACTTACCAGCATTAAATCTAAATTGATTATATATTGGATCATAGGTATTGCTATCAAGTATATCAGAAAATATTGCTTCGTCTAAAATCTTACGATAAGTATATGTCTCAGAACCAGCACTTCCACTTGGTTTAAATATATATGGTAAAACCAATCGCCTTTGGTGATAGTGGCCAAATGGTGCAGCTGGTTGGTGTATATATCCACCAGCAACAGATATAGCTAAATCACAAGTAAAAACTTTATCATCTTGATCTCCGTGTGTTGTAAGGAAAGTAAAACTTGTAGTACTAGGTATTGTGCTTACAACAAATGTTTCTCCTACAGTAAATGAAGGTGGATGAGATTGATCTAATACGCTTACGGTAATCTCATCACCTACTGTAAGTTGAGCTACATCACCGCTAGTTGCTGTACAAGTAGCTACTCCGGATGCAACATCGCAATCAGTTACGTCTATGGGTGTAGGTTGAGTATAAGCTCCACTTGATACCTTTGTAAAATCAGTAGCAACCGCTGGATTACTTGTTACTGTATATGTCGTATCACCTCCGGTTAAACTGTATTTAAATTGAGTATCACTAATATATGTTACTGACTTACCGGATCCATTAGGATTGGGATCCAAATCACTACCGGTTAAATTAGATATAGTAACGACATCTCCAGTAGATAAGTTATGGTTACTGGATGTAGTAACAGTAACCTCATTAGAAGAAAGTGCAGCAGCACTAATGTTAGATATTCTTAAAGAGTTTTCTAATCCTACACTACTACCACGAAACATAACAACCTTATTGAATGCTTGTAGCATTTCTACACTTGATGTTACAGTAACACCAGATGGATAACCTATATCAATATTTCTATTAGTAAGTAAGTTCAACGCAAACGCTTTTGCATTAGTAGCAATAACAATGTACTGGTTTATTTCAGAGAATCCTATATTAGGATCCGTAAAAGGGCAAGAGCCATACAGTAACTCAATAGTATTATCGTTAATTGTAGGTGGAGAGGAATCATTTAATGTAAATGGCAACTTTAATGCAGTACCTATTACAACCGGTGAAAGCAACTCATTGATACCTTTCCGGACTTGCCACTCACCATTAGTTCCTATACGAGCATTCTGAGAATCCGCAAGGACACCGGGCTCTAACTGATCTGGTCTAAGACGGTTAGAGAATCCAGTAAAGAAGCGATCTCCGTCCTCCTCTACACGATCATCAAGGGATCCATATGATGAATACCTTCCCATTAATTATCTAATCTTGCCACGCATTGCAGTACGTTTACCGCTTCCAGAAAACATACCAAGAAGCTTTCTTCCAAATCCGGACTTACCACCCTTAGCATTCTTCATAATTTTATCAAACTGTTTTACAGTTTTCTTTTGTTGCTTTGGGGAAATGTTCTTTAATACTGTACCTTGTCCTACTTTACCAGAAGGTTTACTGGGTTTTTTAGGTGCTACAGATGGCCCTTGAGCTGGTTGATTCATCGCCTTGAACTCAGAAAAGCTAGGTGGTTTTTTAGCTTTCCAATCTTTTAATGCTTTATTGTGTTTTTCTCTATCCGATGAACTCACTCTACGTCCACTTACTTTTAATTTAGGCTTAGAGTCCTTCCAGCGTTTAACTCCGGCTTCGTATGTTTTGACTAATTCTGTTTTTCCGTATGACATAATATTTGTTTTTATTAAATTGTTAACATTTCCACCTACGTAGTGCAAGTGCTTTTCTTGTTGGTCGACCCTTCTTATCTTTCATAGGGCCTTTTACGCCAGACATTCTGGCACAAAATGATTTCTTCCTAGCCTTCTTTTTACCAGTAGGCTTTGACTCAGTAACCGGTGGCTTAAGATTAGCACCGGTCTTACGTTTGAAGTGAGCTCTACCAGCAGCAGTCAATCCTCCTTTTTTACTTTTGTGTTCCTTCCTCATTTCTTTTTTCTAACTTTTGCTTTAGGTGTATTGGCAACAAATTGCTTTCCTTTAGCTCCGGCTCGTTTCTTTTTCTTAGCAGTAGCTGCTCTCTGAGACTGCGATAAGCTTTTGGCCTTAGCCATTGGAAGGCAACGGTCTGGATTCTTTTTATTCTTTGAAGTTCCGCAAGCTCCTTTAATCTTTCCATCAACTCCGATCCGTACCCAGTTTTGTTTTCTCCACTTTGCAAGCTCACCCATTATTTCTTCTTTTTCTTTTTTGATCCCTTTGCATAATTAGGATCCTTGCAGTACTTACTAGCCGCCATATTAGCATAAGCACTAGGGTACTTATCAAAAGTACGCCTAGCCCAAGCTTTTCCTTTTGGACATATCTTAGCCATTTAGCACTTACCTTTTTTTCGCATTGTTTTTTTTGTAGGTGGTCTACCTCTTTTACTACCGTATGTTCCTTTTCCGTATGGCATAATTATCTCCTCCTAGGAATTACTCGTCCACGTCTACCACGTGGAGATTGGTTAATTTGTTTGTTAAAATTTAGTTGAGGTGTTTGTACTGACCCTATATTAGCTCGTG